CAAACACAAAACAAGTTAAAGCAGTAGCTCCATTAATAAATGGTCTACCTTCTAACGATGCTTTCGATTCAGGAGACGGTGTTTCTTTATTTAACACTGCTCACCCAACAATCGCAGGTACTGTTAAAAATACTTTAACAACTCAAGCAGACTTAAATGAAACTTCGCTTGAACAATGTTTAATCGACATTGCTGCAATGACAGACGAAAGAGGTCTGAAAATTGCTGCAAGAGGCGTTAAAATGATTGTTCCTTCTGAACTTCAATTTACTGCAGAGAGATTGATGAAGTCTCAAGGTAGAGTTGGTACTGCTGACAATGATATAAACGCAATCGTTTCTATGGGAATGGTTCCTCAAGGTTACAGAGTGAACAATTTCTTAACAGATACTGATGCGTATTACATCATTACTGACGTACCTAATGGTATGAAATACTTCAACAGATCGCCAATTAAAACAGCGATGGAAGGAGATTTCGATACTGGTAACGTTAGATACAAAGCTAGAGAAAGATACTCATTTGGAGTTTCTGACTTTAGAGGTATCTTCGGCGTTGAAGGTGCGTAATACCTAAAATATTTTGGGGCAGAACACAATTCTGCCCCAATTTAAATATATAATGAAAGATACTCATGAAAACTTTTCGTATTAAAATCAAATCTAGAGGATACTTCTGCGACTTTACAATTGAATGTGAAGACAGCAGTGAAGCATTAGAAAATGCAATAGTTGACAAACTAGGAAAAAATGATATAGTATGGGAAGATTCGAAGTTTTACAGTTTAAGTAAAACTTGGTTGACTTATGAGGAGGTCAATGATGCAAACACACGTTCAATCCCTTTACAAACAGAAGAGGGGCTTAGAACTAGCGTGGGAGCAGCACTATAACGAAGAGGGTAGATACACTCTCGATATGGTAAGGATTGATAACAAAATAAGAGAAGTTATTAATCACATTAAAATGGCTGAAGCGAAACAAGCTAATTTAATGAATAAAATAGAAGATGCTGCACCAGAAGTTTCAGTAGCTACTTAATAAAAACGCTACTACATTGTTAGAAATCGCACTTCTACTATAAGATCCCTTGCACTTTTCACAAATATAAAGTATAAAATACTTACTATACATTAATTTTTAACGTAGACGAGTATAGTCGACGGCCAAGAGACTATGTTAAAATAACTTGGAGGATATAAAAATGGCACAAACTACATTCACAGGTCCAGTGGTATCTCTTAACGGATTTATCGGTGGAGCTAATGAAAATGGCAATGATACAGCACAAGGCGGAAAAGTTTCTTGGACTGTGTTAAATGCTTCAACAGTACAAATCGCATCAGGAACAAGATCAGGTGAGCAATTATCTGCTGTTGGTAATGATGGTTGTTTAATCTATGTTTCAAATGGTAACGCTGGCGTTGATTGCTATGCAATGTCAAATGGAACTCAGTGGATTAAATTAAATGTTACTAACGTAGCTATTTCAGCTAGTTAATAAAATTAAAAGAGCTCCTTCGGGAGCTCTTAAAATATAACGGAGAAAAATTATGGCAGCTAAAGGCGATGTAAAAGCAGTTCAAATTACAGGAGCAGCTCAAGTATTTGCAGGTAGAACAAGATTAAGAGGAATTATTTTATCAGCAAATTCTACAACAGCAGTTGGATCTGTAACTTTACAAGATGAATCTGGAACTCAATTCGTAGCAGACGTTCCTCCAGGAGATGTATTTTCATTTAATCTTCCTGAAGATGGAATTTTGTTTAAAGGCGGAATGACTTGCAGTGCAATCACAAGTGCAAAAGCAACTGTATTGATAGATAAATAAGAGGTTAAAAAATGGCTACCTCTGGAACAGCAACCTTTGAATCAGGTTTTTATATTGATGATATAATTACTGAAGCCTATGAAAGATTAGGCCGATTTGATTATTCTGGTAATGATATAAAAACAGCAAGACGTTCTTTAAACATAATGTTTCAAGAATGGGGTAATAGAGGTCTTCATTTTTGGGAAGTAAAGAATAATTCCATTACATTAGTTTCAGGTCAATCTGCTTATACAATGTATCGTTCAACAGCAGATGGTACTTCAGATGCAACAGCAGTTTATGGTGTTGATGATGTATTAGAAGCTGTATACAGAAATTCATCTGGTGTTGATTTTCCATTAACAAAAATAAATAGATCAGCTTATCAAGGTCTATCTAATAAAACTCAATCAGGTGTACCTACACAATATTTCGTACAAAGATTTATAGATAGAATTACAATTACTTTATATTTAACTCCCGGAAGCACTGAAGCCGGAAACTTGCTTAACTATTATTATGTCAGCAGGATTCAGGATGCAGGAGCCTATGGTAATAACGCAGATGTTCCATATAGATTTGTACCTTGTATGGTATCTGGACTTGCATATTATTTATCACAAAAATTTAAACCAGAATTAACTCAACAAATGAAATTATTTTATGAAGATGAATTACAAAGAGCATTAGAAGAAGATGGTTCTTCATCAAGTTCTTTCATAACACCAAAAAATTATTATCCAAATGTCTAATTTATCAAAAGGAAAATACGCACAATTTATTTCTGATAGATCAGGTCAAGCATTTCCATATACTGAAATGGTAATTGAATGGAATGGTTCTAGAGTTCATGTTTCAGAATTTGAACCTAAACATCCACAATTAGAACCAAAACCAACTACAGCAGATGGACAAGGTTTAAGAAATGCTCGTCCACAAATTTTTACTGTAGCATCAGGTGATGGTGGATTTATGACAGTAGATTTAACTTTACCAGGAGCATTTGCTTTTGAATCAAACAATGGTATGATTCCTGATAATGGTTCTTCTATTAACACAAAAAGAGAAGCACAAGCAAATTTAGGAGAGGTAACAATTAGTATAACATAATGACTTACGCAGAATTAGTACAACAGATTAGAGATTACACAGAAGTTGATTCAAATGTATTAACAGATACAATCGTTAATGGATTTATTAATAATGCAGAATTTAGAATTTTAAGAGATGTTGATTCAGATAATAATAGAAGATATGCAACAGCCTCATTAGTTGCTAGTCAAAGATTCATTGATACTCCTGATAACCTATTAGTTATTAGATCAGCTCAGATTGTTGACGGTGGTTCAGGTTCAACTAGAAACTTCCTAGAATATAGAGATACTAGCTTTATGTCAGAATATAACTCAACAGGAGCTACGGGAGAACCCAAATACTACGGATTCTGGGACCAGGATACTATCGTTTTAGCGCCTACTCCAGATTCAGCATATACTATTCAATTAAATTATATCTTGAAAGACCCAGGTTTATCGAGTACAAATACAGAAACATATTTAAGTAAGTATTTTCCCAACGGACTTTTATATGCATGCTTAGTTGAAGCATTTAGTTTTCTAAAAGGGCCAAATGATCTCTTGCAATTATACGAAGGAAAGTATAAACAAGTAGTTGAAGGCTTCTCGATAGAACAAATGGGAAGACGAAGACGAGATGAATATCAAAGTGGTGTTCCTCGAGTCGGAGGAAAATAATATATAAGGAGATAAACTATGGCGATAACACAAGCAATTGCGAACAGCTTCAAAAAACAACTTTTAGAAGGTGATCACAATTTTAAACAATCTGGTGGAGACAAGTTTAAATTAGCTCTTTATACCGCAGGTGCGACTCTAACTTCTGCTACAACTGCTTATACTACTTCTGGAGAAGTAGCTGCTTCTGGACAATACTCAGCAGGCGGCGGTGCACTAGTTAATGCCGGAACATCTATTACTGCTGGTGTAGCTAGAGTTGATTTCAATAACTTATCTTTTACTGGTGTAACTTTAACTGCTAGAGGAGCATTAATCTATAACACATCATCTGATACAACTAACGCAGCTGTTGCTGTATTAGATTTTGGTGCAGATAAAACTGCAACTTCTGGTACGTTTACAATTCAGTTCCCAGCACCAACATCAACTGCAGCGATTCTAAGGATCTCTGGTTAATTAGGAGGTAACCTCCTATGGCCGGATGGGGCGATAATACTTTTGGATACCTCAAGTGGGGTGAATTTGGTGATGCTTACGCTAATGTAACAAACCCAAATGATACTCAGTGGGGAAAAGATTCCTATGGAAATTTTTTATGGGGCGGAGGTGGAAACCTTGACGCTTCTTTAGGAAACGAAAGTGTAACTGCTGAAGTAAATGTCGGTTGGAGTGCAAAGACATGGGGATATCCTGAAGGTGGAGGATGGGGAAATTTATTTGACGTTCAAGTTTCTCCAACAGGTTTTGGTTTATCTACAAATCAAGGTGATCCAACTATTACCGGAGAAATTAATTCTGGTTATGGAAGATTAACTTGGGGTGCTAATGGTTGGGGAATTCAAGGTACATTACAAGCAACTGGAATTGAAATGTCATCAGACATTGGTTCAGTTTCAATTGCGAATGAAATTAACGTTGGTTGGGGTTCTGATACCTGGGGTTATGAAACTTGGGGTACATCCGGTCTAGTCGTAGATCTAACAGGAATAGAATTATCAAGTAATTTAGGTTCACCTACATTTAGTATTACAGGTAGCACGGATGTAAGCGGTGAAGAAATGACTGCTACTCAAGGTGATGTAGAAGCTTTTGCATCATTTGTAGCAGAACCAACTGGAATACCTTTAACTGCAACTCTTCAATATCAAGAAGCGATTGTAGATCCAACAGGACAAGAATTAACAGCTAATGATGGCACAGCTAATTTAGATGCAAATACTATTGCAGAAGTTTTTGCTACATCAGCTGTAACTTGGGGTAATTCTGCATGGGGTTATGGAGTATATGGTAATCAACAAGTAGATACTTTAACAATGAGTATGCAGGAAGGAGATGTGGATCCTGCGCCAGATGCTGAAGTTACTGGTATAGCAATGGCTGCTGTATTAGATGATGTAATAACATTAGGAGATGCAAATACAGGTGTAATTACAGATATTGCTTGGGGTGAACAAGCTTGGGGTGATTCTACTTGGGGTAATGGTAAATATTTTGATGCTACCGGATATGCACAAGCTTTCACAATTTCACTAGGAACAGCTGAATTAGAGGCAGTTACAATAGCTGCTGTAACCGGTCAAGAATTGACTATGCAAGAAGGTGATGAAACAGTCACTGGAAATGCTAATATTTTATTATCTGGAAATGTGTTGACAATGGCTTCCGGAAGCCTTAAAACATTGATTTGGAACGAAGTAAATACTGGCACAGCACCAATTGTTCCACCAGGTTGGCAAGAAGTTGACACAGCTGCTTAAAAATAATATATTGACACAGTTCAATAAAATTTATAAAAATAAATTATTGGAGACAAAAAATTATGGCAAACTCAACATCAGCTAATTTAAAATTAACTGTTCAAGCTACTGGTGAAAATTCTGGAACTTGGGGACAGATAACAAATACAAACTTATTAATTCTAGAACAAGCAATCGGTGGTTATTCAGCAATTACAGTTAATGCAACTACTGGTGCTACATTAACTTTTTCAAATGGTGCTTTATCAAATGGTAAAGATCAAGTTATTAAATTAACAGGAACTATAACTGGAAATATCAATGTTACAATTCCTGATTCAGTTGAAAAAACTTATATCATTGAAAACGGAACAACAGGTGCTTACACAGTAACTGTTAAAACTTCATCTGGTTCAGGTGTTACTTGGGGAACAACTGACAAAGGAACTAAAATTGTTTATTCAAACGGTACAGATGTTGTTGATACAAATTTAACAAAATTATCATCAGACTACACACCAACATTATCTGGTATCTTAGATACAAATGGTAATGACATTGTTGTAGACACAGGTGGAGCAATTGAAGATGATTCAAATAATGAATACATTAAATTCGTTAAAACAGCTTCAGCTGTAAACGAAATATCTATTACTAACCAAGCTACTGGTTCAGCACCAAGCATTGCAGCTACAGGTGATGATACTAATATTGATTTTAATTTAACTCCAAAAGGAATTGGAAGAGTTACATTAAATGGTAATGGTAAAATTCAAGGTTTAGCAGAAAAAGTAAATGTTAATGGAACATTCACATCAAACATTAACATCGATACAAATACTCAAGCTGTTCAATTAGATACAGCAGCTGCTTCTGCAAACTTTACTGTAAATTTAAGAGGTGATGGTTCAAACTCTTTAGATGCTTCTATGGATGTTGGTGAATCAATTACAGTAGCATACATTTCTAAGCAAAACGCAACAGCGTACTACAACACAACAGTTCAAGTAGATGGAACAGTAGTAACTCCAGTTTGGCAAGGTGGATCTGCACCTACAGCTGGTAACGTTACTTCAAATGATGTTTACACATACACTGCAATTAAAACTGCAGCTTCTACTTTCACAGTGTTAGCTGCGCAAACGCAATTTGCATAATAGGAGGATTATAGAAAGATGCCAATTATAGGTTCTATAGCAGCCGGATCAGCTGGAGGATTTGGTCAACGTAAAGGTGGAAAACCTATTAGAGCGTTTGACGTATTATTCGTAGCTGGAGGCGGAGCAGGATGTACTGCCTGTCATTCACCAGGCGGCGGTGGCGGCGGAGTTAGAACTTCTTTTCCAGGAGGAACTCAATTAGAAATTGAAGGTAAGACAACTTACACAGTAAGTATTGGTGCAGGAGCACCACCTAATCCAGCATCAGGCGGAGGACCCCCTATTCACGGAACACAAGTACCTGGAAATCCAGGAGGAAACAGTGAAATTTATTTAAGTGCACCTGATGTACTTTATTATTCATCAGGCGGCGGTGGCGGACCACCTCCAGGAGGAACTGGAAAACCAGGAGGAGCTGGATCAGGAACTTTTTATTCTGATAGTGTAGGACAAGGTAATGCTGGTGGATTTGATCCAACTACTAACGTAAATGGAGTAGAAGGATATCCAGGCAGAAGAGGACAACCTTTTTCACCAGGAAATGCTGGTGGAGGCGGTGGCGGAGCGGGAGCTCAAGCACCTTCTCAAAACGGTGGAGCTGGTATCGCAAATAATATAACAGGATCACCTACAACATACGGCGGCGGTGGAGCTGGTGGATATTATGCTGATGGAAGCGGATTTTCTGGAGGACCAGGAGGCGGCGGATCAAACGGAGGAATTTCTGGCGGACCTGGAACAAATGGACTAGGTGGCGGAGGGTCTGGAGGAGGACCTGGACCAAGTGCAAATAGCGGTGCTGGAGGTCACGGAAGAATTATATTTAGATATCCTTCTGAATTTTCTACAACTGTTGCACCAGGAACTAATACAATTACAGACCACCCTGGTGGAGATAAATTAGCAACATTTAACGTGTCAGGAACACTGGAGGTAGATTAATATGGCAACTTTTGCAAAAATAAATATTTTAAATGAAGTAGTTAATATTGTTAAAATAGGTAATGATGTTCCTACTGCTAATGGACCACTAGGTGAAAATGATATGCACGTAGATGGAGAAACATATTGTCAAAATCTATTTGGTGGACAAGGTTCTTTTATTTACAAACAATCTTCTTTTACAGGTTCCTTTAGAAACAAACCTGCTCAAATAGGTGGAACATACGATCCTGTTAAAGACATTTTTATTCCTGCAAAACCAGAAGCTGGAATGGTATTAAATGCTGATGGTACTAATTGGGAATATCCAATTCCTTTTCCATCAACACAAAATTGGATGGATGGAGAAGTTTCTAAACAATTACCTATCTCTTATGATGAATCAATTGGTACATTTAGAACTACATTAAGTGCTACAGGAACAGCACAAAATAGAATTTGGAATAAAGATACTTTAGTTTGGGAATAGTTGTTTAATTAAACTAACTAATATATAATAAGTAGAAAGAAATTAATATGGTACTTAAACATTACTTTTGGTATTTTAAAAATGCAATATCACCTAAAACTTGTGATGATATTGTTAATATTGGTCTATTAAGAAGAAAAAAACTTGCTACAGTTGGTGATTATAAAGAAAATCATAAGTATTCAATAAAAGAAAAAAAGAAATTATTACAGGTTAGAGATTCTAATATAGTTTGGTTATCTGAGCCTTGGATATATGGACATTTAAATTATTTTATACATACTGCAAATAAAAATGCAGGTTGGAATTTTGATTGGGACTGGAATGAATCTTCTCAATTTACAATTTATAAAAAAAACCAATTTTATAATTGGCATTGTGATTCTTCTGAAGAACCTTATCCACCACATTATAATAAAAATATAGCTGGAAAAATTAGAAAACTATCTTTAACTGTTCAACTTAGTGATCCAAAAGATTATAAAGGTGGAGAGTTTATGTTTGATTTTTGTAATTCAAAAGATAGAAAAGCAGAAATTTTTTATCCAAAAGATATTTTATCTAGAGGCACTGTTATTGTTTTTCCATCTTTTATTTGGCATAAAGTAGCACCTGTAACAAAAGGGACAAGATATTCTTTAGTTAATTGGAGTTTAGGTAAACCTTTCAAATAAATGTTAAACAATATTTTAATTGTTGGTGGTGGTTCAGCAGGTTGGATGACAGCTGCAACTTTAATTAAAGCATTTCCAAATAAAAACATTACATTAATAGAATCTCCAAATATTCCAACAGTTGGAGTTGGTGAAAGTACAATTGGAGGTATAAGAGATTGGGCAAATTTTTTAGAAATAGAAGACAAAGATTTTTTATCTAGTACGGATGGTAGTTATAAATTAGGAATTAGATTTACTGATTTTTATAAAAAAGGCGAACATTTCTTCTATCCTTTTGGAAATACAAATGTAGAAGGAAATATGTCAGAAAAGAATGACTGGTTTATTAAAAAAATATTAAAACCAGAAACACCTGTAACAGATTATGCTGATTGTATATTTCCAATTATGTCTTTAATCAATCAAAATAAAATATCTTATAATAAAAACAGAGCACTTCCTTCTTATGAATTTGATTTACATACTGCTTTTCATTTTGATGCTACTAAATTTGGAATTTGGTTAAGAGATAAATATTGTATACCAAGAGGTGTTAAACACATTAAAGAAGATGTTGTTTCTGTGGAAACAAATGAAGAAGGTGTGGCTTCTTTAAATAATAAATATAAAGCAGATTTATTTATTGATTGTACTGGATTTAAATCATTATTAATGGATAAAACTTTAAAAGAACCTTTTGAATCATATGAAGATATTCTTCCAAACAATTCAGCTTGGGCTACAAAAATTCCTTACGTAGATAAGGAAAAAGAATTAGTTGGTTATACTAATTGTACTGCGATTGAAAATGGTTGGGTATGGAATATACCTTTATGGTCAAGAATAGGGACTGGTTATGTGTATTCAGATAAATTTGTTAGTGATGAAGAGGCTTTAGAACAATTAAAAAAACATTTAGGTAAAAGAGCTCCTAAAAATAAATCTGATTATAAAAATATAAAAATGAGAGTAGGTATTCATAGAAGATTATGGGTAAAAAATGTTTGTGCTATAGGTCTTGCAGCTGGTTTTATAGAGCCTTTAGAAAGCAATGGTTTATATTCTGTGCACGAATTTTTAAGATATTTAGTTAGAAATTTAACAAGAGATGAAGCATCACAATGGGATAAAGATAATTTTACTTATGAATGTAAAAAACGATTTAGAGAGTTTGCAGAATTTGTAGCATTGCATTACGCTTTATCACACAGGAAAGATACTAATTATTGGAAAAGTAATTTTAATAAAGAATGGGATAAACATTTAATAAATTTAGAACCTTTTATTTTAAAAGGTATGGCATATGTAAGTTATTCTAGAATATCAGATTTTAGATTTGATGATGGTGGTGCACACGCCATAGCTGCTGGAATGCACTGGAATCCTACTGATGTAAACACTATATTATTATATAGTCATCCTAGATTACATAAATTAAAAAAAGCTTGGAAACCTGTTGTTGCTAATTTAGATTTAAAAAAACAAACTTGGGACAGAGCTGTACGAAAAGAAAAAACATTATTTAATTTTTTAAAAAGTGAAATTTATGAAGAATAAGAAATTTTATAAAATTATAAGAAAAGCTATATCAAAAGATTTAGCTAAATTTTGTTCTGATTATCTTGTTATGAAATCACAAGTATTAAGAACATTTTTAAAAGAAAAATGGATACCAGAAAGAAATGTAATTCACGGTGTATTTAATGATCCACAAGCACCAGGCGCTTTTTCTATATATGGTGACCAAGCAATGGAAACATTATTATGCAAAGTTAAACCTAAAATGGAAAAAATCTTAAATACTAAATTAGTAGAAACATATGCTTATGCTAGAGTTTATTATAAAGGAAATGATTTAAAAAAACACAGAGATAGAATGAGTTGTGAGATATCTACAACATTAAATCTAGGTGGCGATCATTGGCCTATTTACATTGAACCAAAAATAAAAGTAGATCTAGAACCAGGAGATATGTTGGTATATACAGGTTGTACTCTAACACATTGGAGAGAACCTTTTGAAGGTGAATATTGTGCCCAAACTTTTTTACACTTTAATCAAAAAACAGAAGAAAATTTAAAAAATATATACGATGAACGCTTGCATTTGGGATTACCTAGTGTTAGAATATTAAATACAAAGAAATAATAAAGATATGAAAACAGGACCTAAAGACTTAAACATAAAAGAATTTTTTGGAACTCCGCTTTGGATATCTGAAACAGACGTAAAAGATTTTAATAAGTATGTTGATCCTTATATAAACGGCGCTAAAAAATCTGCAAAAAAAGAAGATGTATTTTATGAAACTCCTTCTTTATTACACGATGATAATTTTGCTGATTTTGTAAAATATATACAACACACAACTCGTAATTTATTAGATGAATCTGGTTATGATTTAAATCAATATAATATTGGTATACATGAAATGTGGGCAAGAGAATTTGTTCCTGCAAAAGGTGTTTCTGTTTTTCCACACTGTCATAAAGATACACACCTAACTGGTATTGTAATTTTAAAAGCCAGTAAAGACACTTCTCAACCTGTATTTTATGATCCAAGACCAGGTAAATATATGAAAGATTTACCAGAAAAGAAAAAAGGAGATTTTACATTAGCGTGTGATAAATTTTCTATTAATGTTAAACCAGGAATGTTTTTAATCTTTCCATCTTTTTTATCTCAAGGATTTAGTTATACTTATACAAAAAATAAATTTAGATATTTACATTTTACATCATCAGCAATCTTAAGGGGTTAAGATGAATGTTGTTCCGTTGTTTTCAAAACCAGTTTATGTAAATGATCTTACGCTGGATACTACAAACATAGTAAAAAAATTAAATGAAAAGTTTGATGTTTCTGGGTATAAAAATGAAACAGATGGTGCTTTTGATACCTGTGATGCAAGCATTAATAAATTTGTATTAAATAATAAAAAATATAAAAATTTAAAAAAAATAGTTGAAAAAGAATTTGAAAAATATTCTGTAAACCTTTTACATTATACAAATAAATTTAAAATGACAACTTCCTGGTTTACTAGATCAAAACCAAATCAAGAAAGTAATTACCATAACCACAACAATTGTATGTTTAGTGGAGTATTATATTTGATAGCTAGTGAAAATTCTGGTGGAATAAATTTTTTAAATTTTGAAAATCATAGATTTTTATTACCTGCAAAACAATATAATATCTTTAATGGCAAAAACCATACCTTTGATGCAAAACCAGGTAGAATTTTATTTTTTCCATCAGAACTTCACCATAAAATATTAAAAAATAAATCTTCTGAAGACAGATATTCTTTAGCGTTTAATTTTATACCTGTTGGAGATATTGGAGATATTTCAGAAGATTCACAAATAAAAGGTATGGATATAAATGACGGTTAAATTTATTGATCAAACTTTTTTTAATTTAGGATATTTAAAAGCAAAACTTCCAAATAAATTATATAAATCATTATTAAATGAATGTTTATCTTTAAAAGATAATAAACCTTTAATTACAGATTTAACTAGCTCTGGTGTGCCTAAACATTATTATTTAAAACACAATGAAGAATTTTATGACTTTATACATACAATGCATAAAGAATATGAAAGAAAATTTCCAGGGTCTTCTGATTTATTAATTTTAAAAAATGAAAAACAACATCCTTTTTATTATAAAAACCCTTGGATAAATATTCAAAAAGAAAATGAATTTATTCCATATCACGTACACGAAGGAATTTTTAGCTATAGCATTTGGATAAAAATACCTTATAATAGTAAAAATAAAAAATATGAAGGTAATTTTGAATTTGTTTATACAGATATTGTAGGAAGACATAGATCGCATATTTTTAATTTAAGCAAAGAAGATGAAGGTACAATTATAATGTTTCCATCTAAATTAGGTCACATAGTTTGGCCTTTTTATAAAAATAAACAATCAAGAATATCTATATCAGGTAATATTTTATTAACAGATAAGGAGAAATAAAATGACGGAAAAAGAACTAAAAGAAAAAATATTTGAAATCAATGATCAATTAAATGCAGAAAAAGCATTTAGACAAAATGAAAAAATGATGAATGAAACATTGAGACAACAAAACTATGCTTGTAAAGAATACATTGCAACACTTGAAAAAGTTAATGAAGAATATTTAATTAAAATATCAAAACTTAAAATTAAAATAGATAAATTAATAAATGATATCGATAAATAATGTTATAACTAATAAGCAAAGAATAAAGATTTTAAATATTCTTAAACAAAAACTAACGGTAATGAGTGAAGTAAGAGATAAAAAGCTTATACTTTTTCCTGGATTACAAACAAGTGGAGATTTAGATAAAATAAAAGAAATGCAACCATTGTTAAACGCACTTAAAAAAAGATTAGGGTATAATAAAATATTATCTTGTTGGGGTAATCATACTGATGGAAGTTATATTAACTGGCATAAACATACACGTAAACATCACGGTATTGATGAAGATAAACAAGAAGCTATTGTTTATTATTTATTAAATCCAGATGAACTAGGAACTATGTTTAGAGATCATACAATTCCTGATTATGATAAAATTTATTATACAACAGCTAAACAAAATTCAGCTATTAAATTTAACGCAAGTCAAATACATAGCGTTCCAAATAGTGCAAAAAAAATAAATAGAATATCAATAGCGTTAGATGTTATTTAAATTATTATGACTACAATTGTTAATAGATTTTCAGAGCATCTAACTGATATAGAATTACCTAAGAATCAAAATTCTTTATGGCAAGTAGCTGGCCTAATTAAAGATAGAACTAATATTAAATATAAATTTGATGTTAGGGATATGGTAATAAGAGGCAACAATACTTTTGAAAAACATTTTTCTAGCAAAAGCAATGCTGATAAAGTTGTATTTGAAACAGGTAATAAATGGCTCATATTTGATGTTAAAGAAATACTAGATTTTATAAATAAAAATAAGACTAAAATACTGCATATAGAGGATTTGATATCTAAGCTAGAATGGAATATAGTTTTGCCTAAAAAATAAGTATATTTTCAATATAATTCATGTATAATGGTTTATTATGTTACAAAAATTAGGTTTTAAACCAGGATTCAATAAACAAGCTACAGCATCAGGAGCAGAAGCAGAATGGATAGATGGAGATTTTGTCCGTTTTAGATATGGTCTTCCTGAAAAAATAGGTGGTTGGAGACAACTAACTATTGCTAATGAAACACTTCCTGGTGTTGCCAGAGCCCAGCATACATGGACAGCTATCAGTGGTGAGAAATATGCAGCCATTGGAACACACAAAGGTTTATTTTTATTCTATGGAGATGCATTCTATGATATCACTCCATTAGATACAGCTATTACATCTTGTACATTTTCATCTACAACAGGTTCAGCAACTTTAACTGTTAATAAAACATCTCACGGTTTAGCTGTTGGAGACTATTTTACATTTAGTTCTACATCATTACCTGGTGGAGGAGAGACAGGATATACAACAACTGACTTTAATGACATTGCATATGAAGTCATTACAGTACCAAATTCAAATTCATTTACAGTTACAATGGCATCAAATGAAACAGGTTCAGGAATGTCGGCTCAAGGATCCGTATCTGTTAATCCATATGTTACAGTTGGTCCAGCTTTTCAAACTCCTGGTTATGGTTGGGGTACATATGTGTTTGGTGATTCAACTTGGGGAACAGCAAGAACAGTTTCAGATGTAATTCTTGATCCAGGAAATTGGTCATTAGATAACTTTGGACAAATATTAATTGCAACTATTGGAAATGGTAAAACATATACTTGGAATGCCGGAGCCGCTGGTGCCAGAGGCATTCGAGCAAGTTTAATGTCAGGTGCACCAACTGCATCAACATTAACTTTAGTATCAGATAGAGATAGACATTTATTTCATTTTGGAACTGAAACAACAATTGGAACACCATCAAGTCAAGATCCAATGTTTATTAGATTCTCAAACCAAGAAGATTATAATACTTATACACCAACAGCGACTAATACAGCAGGTACCTTTAGACTGGATGCCGGCAACAAAATTGTAGGAGCTGTATCTGGTAAAGACTATGTATTTGTATTAACAGATACTGCAGCTTATGTAATTCAATTCGTAGGACCACCATTTACATTTTCAGTTAGACAGGTTGGTACAAACTGTGGATTAATATCCCAACACGCCTTAAGTTTTTCTAATGGTTCGGTATTTTGGATGTCAGGTGAAGGTGGTTTTTTTGTTTATGATGGTACAGTTAAAGCTATACCTTGTTTAGTAGAAGATTTTGTATTTACAACAAATGGAGATAATTTAGGTATTAATTATGATGCAGCTGAAACAACATATGCAGAACATAATTCTTTATATACAGAAATTAATTGGTTTTATCCAAAAGCAAACTCAACTCAAATTGATAGATGTGTAACTTATAATTATGCTGAGAATGTTTGGACAACTAGTTCATTAGCTAGAACAACTTACGCAGATCAAGGTGTATTTAATTTACCTTACGCAACTCAGTATTCAACAACAGCAACACCTAATTTTAGTATTCAAGGCATTACAAATGCGGCAGGAGCATCTACATATTATGCTCATGAAACCGGAACCGATCAAGTCAATAGTTCAGGAACAACTTCTATTGATGCTTATATTCAATCTGGAGATTATGATATCACTGCTGCTAGAGCTCCAACGGGTCAGGCTACAGGCATAGCAGACTTAAGAGGTGATGGTGAATTTATTATATCTATGAGTAGATTTATTCCCGACTTTAAAGTGCTTACAGGTAATTCAAAAATTACATTATTAATGAATGACTATCCATCAGAGACAGCTACAAGCTCACCTCTTGGACCCTTTACAATTAGCTCATCTACTGCTAAAGTAGATACTAGAGCAAGAGGACGATTGCTTTCAATTAAAATAGCCAATGATGCTGTAGGTGAAACTTGGCGTTATGGTACATTAAGAGTAGATTTAAAACCGGATGGTAGAAGATAATGGATTTAGGATCAGGTAGTACATATTCAGAAAATATGAGCGCTGCTTCAGGCGGCAGAGGAGGAAGTCAAAATCAAGGACCTAGTGGTTTTGGTGGTGGAGATTCTGGCGGAGGAAGTCCAGATCCATATGCAGGATATGTAGCAGCATCACAACCGAGAACAGGTATTGCAGCCATAAAAGATTATTTTACTGGAGGTGGATATGATTATGGATATCAACCAAGTTTAGGTAGAACACTTGGAGGTATAGGTAATTTATTTTTAGGAATGGTTAATCCTATTCTAGGTGGTTTGAATTATTTAAGAAAAAACATTGGACCAGAGTTCGATAGATTTAGACAAGCTCCAACATTAGATAGATATTTTAGACCTGAAAAATATGTCAATCAACCATATATCATTGGTTCTAATCCAATGGATTATCAAAGATTTAGTCCAGATCAATTTGGTCAAGAATATAATTATAGAAGACCTAATGGTATTGCATCTTTAGATATATCTAATTTATATGCAGATGCATCTCTTAGAAATACTTTAGACAATATTTTAAATCCAAATTTAAATGTTGATGAAGCATTGGATACGGAAGAAGAAAAGAGACAAAGAGAACAAGAATTATTACAAGAACTAAGAACTATAATTTAATGGCAAAAATAACAGCATACATACCTGAACCAGCACCAGTTTATCAACCAGATAACCAAAGACAAATTATTCAATCTTTGTCTACAATTAAAGATCAATTAAACTTTGCTTTTCAAGAAGAGTTAAAACAAGAAGTAGAAAGATTAAATTGGTTTTTATTTAGAGGTAACTAATGAACTGTAATAATGTAAATGTTGAACCAATCGTTATTGGTGGTGGCGATGGGTCTACTGCTTATGATGCATTTGGAAGATTAAGAGTTTCTAATCCATTTACTATTTTTGATAGTACAAATGTAATGTCAAAAAATAATCTTTTTGATGAATCTTTAACTGGATCAGGAACAGTTACTTATAC